AGCCTTTTAGATTCTGAACTCGTCATGGTTATTAAGTTGTGTAAATAGTAATCAGGTGTTGGTAGTAATGGGGTCATCGGTTAATTTTAAGTCTACTTCTTCTGTTAATAGATGGTTTTTGCAGTCTGCCTTTGGTCTTGCTACCCTTATAATGGGCGGCATCCAGACCGTCACGGTTTCCATATGTACCAAGTTTTCTATTAAGTTTGTTTGCATTGACTCTAATCTCTAGACCTTTCTTAGTTTTGTTGTACTTACGCTGCTGTTTACGTCGTTTTGCAGCAGCCTTTGGATTTTTCTTGTAGTACTTAGAAGTTTTTGCCATAGACTTTTCTCTTTACTAAAGATGGATCTACAGTTGGTATGATCTTGTTGAGTTTGTCCAAAGGGCTGCCCTCGTAAGCGACACCTGTAATGTCATTGGTTTTTAGCCAATCACAAGCTGCCTTTAGATCTTGTACTGTTGCTTCTCCACTCTTTATTCTGCGTAGAAAGTCCTCTGTAACAAGGTAGTGTAGCTCGTTAAAACTCTCTTCAGTTGCTTTCTTGGGTATAACCCTTGGATTCTCCATTATTCTTCTGGTAATAAGTTTTTCTTGACAAGAGCTGTTAGCTT